GTAGCACCTCGCCCATCAGTACCGTGATTGCTTTACGCGACCGGCTACCGGCCGCCTCGGATACGATGAATTCGCCAGCATGCTGGCCTTCAGTTAATACGCCCATTTCAAAATCCTCTCATTACGTTAGTGATCGCTGCCTGCGGGGCAGATTCAGAATGCCAGCGGTAAAACTTAAAATTTGGCCTTTTTCGTCGCGCCAAACGCCTTGCCCCACCCCTTATCTTTGTCATCACCCGACTGCGCGACGACGCCGTTATCGATATGCTCACCCCCTCCCGCGGCCGCGGCATAGGTGATCACCATGCTCGCGAGCTGCGATACATCACCGCCGGTGGCGAGGATGGGCGCAGGGTCGATGTTGGCCGCGGCGCACTTGTCCCGCACATCAGTGGCAAACGTGATGTTGCCCTGCACCTGCTCCAGGGTGAGGCCCTGGGACACCCAGTCGGCGGCGTACTGACCTAGGCCTGCGGCCTGCGCCATGGAGATGACCTGTGCGGGGTCGGCGGCAGCAGGCGCGCCACTAGAACCACCGCCGATGTCGGTATCGGTGTCAGCTCCAGCAGCGGCCTGCGCCACCACCTCGGTGGCCTGCGCCTCGGCCTGTGCGGTTTCGGTTTCGCTGCCGCTGGCAGCCGTGGTTGTGGTGCCGGCATTGTCCGGCGCTTCAGTTTGCTTGCCCATAGTTCCTCCAGTGGGTTGGTGGGTCATGCTCCACAGGCCGGAACCTGTGCCGTGATCTTTCTTCAGTCGTGCCAGGGTGTCGCGTGTCGGTTCGACGCGATCGGCAAACCCGACCTCGACGGCCTTCTCGCCGATGTAGGTGAGTGCCTGGGTGCCGATCACCGCCTCGCGCTGCATACCGCGGTTGCGGGTAACCGCATCGACAAACATGCCGTAGACATAAACGAGCTCATCCTTAAACCGCGCCTTCACATCTTTTGGCAGCGGCTGATAGGGGTTGCCGTCGACCTTGTGGTCGCCGGCATAGATGTAGGTCTGGCTCACCCCCATCTCCTCGAGGGCGGCACTGAAGTCCCAGTGCTGCATCACCACCCCAACCGAGCCGACCTCGCCGGTACGGGGGACGATGATCTCCCCCACGGCGGAGGCCAGGAGATAACCGGCCGAGGCGGCCATCTCGGAGACCACTGCGACGGCAGGCTTGTTGCCCCTGGCCTGGTAGAGTTCATCGGCAAAATCGAACACGCCGGAGACCATGCCGCCGGGGGTATCAAACAGCCAGGCGATCGCCTTCACCTGCGGATCGTTCTGTGCGGCATCGTGAGTGCGGGAGAGTCCCTCGTAACTGGTGCGCCACCAGCTGCGATGGGCCGTCGGCCCCATCACCGGGATCACGGCTACCCCCTCATCGAGGTAGTAACCGCCGCGGCGCTCGGCCTGCTCGGAGAGCAGGGAGGCACTGAAGCGCCCCTCCTGCTCATCGTTCGCTGTGGCCGACCTGATGCTGGCCAGCAGAGATGGCATGGCGCGCGGGGCGACCAGCGCCGGGCGGTTGACCAGGTCGGTCAGCAGATTGTCCATGGGTGTGCCGTACATAGTTACCCCTGTGTAGGTTCGGTGGTCTGCGGCTTCGCGCTGCTTTGCGGGTAGTCCGGCAGTCCGGCCTTGCGGCGCTTCTCGACCATCAGCAGCTCGGTGCGGATGTTCTGATCGATGATGTCCTCGACGTCATAACCCGACTTGGCCACCTCGGCCTCGGTGGAGGTGAGGTTCTTGTCGATCGCCTTGGACTTGGCGTTCACGTCCTGCTCCGGGTGGAGGTATTGCCACCCCTGCGGGCGCCACTCGTGGCGACGGTATTCTGTTTTTTTCGCTGCATACCCCGTGGCCTGCAGGGCGCCTGAGTAAACCGCCGCATCCATCCACCAGTGCCACCATGTGCGGCACACCTGGTAGATCATGAGCTGGTCCTGCCACGCCTCAATCTGCCGGCGGAACTCCTGCATGATGGCGCGCACCAGGCGGTCGTTGACCCCCTTCCAGTCACCCGAGAGCAGCTCGTAGGGGATGGGCCCAATGCCTGCGGCGATGCCGAGCAGCTGCTGGCGCATGAAGTCGGCATAGCCCTCACCCGTGTCGTCACCGTTGAACAGCACCGGCTCCTCGCCGGGGAGGCCCGACAACCAGGTGCCGGCCTCGACGTTGGCCATCGGCATACCGTCGTGGTCTTCGTCGATGGGCTCGCCGGTCATAGGGTCGAACTGCCAGTCATCCTGTCCCTCGTAGCTCTTCTTCAGGAAGCCGGTGAAGGGGGCGCGGGTCTGCTTGCGCACCAGCTCGGCATCGTCGTAGCTGTCGAAGGTGTGGGCCTTGAGCAGGGCCTGCGCCGTCACCGGCTCGCCGCGGATCTGCCCGGGGCGAATCGGCAGGTAGTGGTGGATCACCTCGCTGGCCGGGATGCGGAACGTGGTGGCGGTATCGGGCACCACCTGGTTATCTGCCGGGTGCTGGCGATACATCCAGTACGCTGCCCGGCGACCAAGGCGATCAAACTCAATGCCGTTGCGGATCACGTTGCCGTTTGGTGCTACCTGGTTCATCTCCTCCGGCACGAACTCCGCCTCCAGGATCTGCACCTGCAGCGGCACGGCGAGCCCGTCGATGGGCAGGCGCGGGCGGCGACGGATGAACACCTCGCCAGCCTGGTTGCGGTTCTGGCTCGCCATGGTCTGCAGGCCGTAGGCATCGAGCACGCCGTCGGCGTCGAACTCATCGGAGGAGATCTCCCACAGCGCATTGGCGGCGCGACGCACGGTGTCATCATTGACGCGACTGCGCGGGGTGATCCCGGTGCCGATCTCGTTCGCAGTGAGGCTGTTCAGGCCGCGCTTGATCCACGGGTTGTTGCGGAACGCCGCCCGGCTGCGATTGCGCAGCGTGGTGAGTGACGCCCCCAGGGTGGCGTTGGGCCCGCTACCTGGGGCGTACCAGTTGACGGCACGCCGCCCGGTTCCGGCGCTCTCGTAGGGGGTGTTGCTCGCCGACATCATCGGTTTGCCGAAGCGATCCAGGATGTAGATGCGCTTGTCCATTAAATCCCCTTGCCGACACTGAGCCGGGTCATGCGCGGACGGCGGTTGCCAGCATCACCAGACAGCTGCTCGGCAATGTGCGCCTTGGCCTCTTTAAGGGCAGTGACACTGCGATAACGCACGCGACTACCATCGGCGAACTGCACTTCCTGCTCGCCGAGTGCGATCGCCTGGTTGATGATGTCGAGATCTGCCTGTGTGAATGCCATATCAGTTGAACCTGAATCGTGTGCGCCTGCCGCGTTTCGGCTCGGTCGTTGCCTTCTTTATCTCGCGCCGCTCATCGGCGCTGATGACGTTGCTGTTTTTGTCCATCTCTGCCGCCCAGGGTGGCGGCGACTGCCAGCGGATCATGTCGCCCTTGAGGAACAGCCACAGGCCGCGGCAGTAGTAGGTCAGGTCGAAGGTTTCGTTTCGCCGTCCAGGGACCTGCTCCCACCCCTTGTCGGTGCGCACCTCTGCCGTGAGCTCGTCGTAGTATTTCTCCGGCAGCCACTCGGGAAAATGGATGTACCCCGGCCCCTGCTCCTCCCGCTGCAGGTCGGCGTAGACCGCGTCCTTGAGCGCATCGGAGTTGAGTGTCAGCAGCGGCACATCACCGCGGCCTCCGCTCTGGCGATCCTTGCGGCTGGTGCTGTCAGGGTAGGTCTCGCGGATCCGGTCCTTACCCTTGAGCCCGCCCTTCACTATTCTGGCGCGTCGCCCCAGCCCGGTGCGCTTGAGTCCGCGCCACCACTCATTCGCACGCTCGGTAACGCCTGCCGTGCCGCCTGAGTCCACTGCGGTCATGTGCACGCGCAGTTCGCGATTACCACTCAGGCGGTAGGTGGCGTTGACCACCCTGTCGGTGATCTGCTCCCAGTCCTCGATGCGGGCATGCGGGGTGACCTCACGGATCGCGTAGCGGTCAATCAGCCACTGCTCACCGGCAATACCGATGCCGATCACCATCACCTCGAAGCGGTTCTTCTGCACATCCACCGCCGCCAGCAGGGCGCGCACCCAATCGGGGATGTAGTAGCGCTCTGCAGGCTCCGCGCGCTGCAGCAGGTATTCGCCGTCCCGGGTGTCGCTCTGCTGCGCGCGGTAGAGGTACGGCGCGCTGAATGTGGTGTTCACCACCTGCTTGAGCGGCTCCTCATCGCCAGTTCGCTGGTAGTTGCCGTGGGCGTGGAGATACGTCGCCACCATGCTCTGCCAGCTCTGGAAGGCGGCGTACCAGCCGGGCATCCAGAAGGTGGCCCGACGACTGCTCAGACCATCGCCGCGAATCTCGCCGCTGCCGTGGATGGTCTGCCCCTCACGCAGCCAGCGTCCGGAACGTTTGAAGCGGCGCTCGGCATCCTGGAAGATCAGGCAGCCATTGACGGTGCAGATCAGCGCCGTGTTCTCGGCGCGGTGGTCGATGCTCCCCTCCTCCGGGATCTGCGCCGCCTCGATGCTGGCTGACGGCATGAACCACTCGCCACACTCAGGGCACTGGCTGTAGAGCCTGCGCCGGTCGCCAGTGTTGTAGAGCCCGAGGATCCCCTTGGTGGGCGGGGCCTCGTGGGGCGTCTTCGGCCGCCACTTCGGATCCAGCACCGGCTTTGATGGACTCGACTCGGCCATGGTCATGCCGCGACTGAGGAATGTCTTGGTGCGCTCCTTGGCCAGGCCGAACGCGCTCCCCTCTCCGTCCACGTCATCCGGCATGCGGTCGTAGTCGGTCAGGGCCATACGGCCGATACTCTTGCCGGCCAGCTGGTTTTTCGTCGGCCAGCCCAGCGAGAGGATCATCCCGCTGGAGAACGTCTTGTCGTGGGTGTTGTCGCCATGCCCTGCCCTGAGCCTGCGCCGCAGCTCCGGCGATGCGGCGATCTGGCGATCTACCCGGCGGCGGCTGTAGTCCCGCGCGGTGTCCTGCGATGTCTGCACCACCATCAGGTCGCCCGGGTCGCAGATGACCGTGTGCGACCACCAGTTGTCTACCAGCATCTGGGTTTTGCCTGACTGGGCGGGGCCAGCGAAGATCACCGCCTCATACTCACGGCTGGTCAGACACCCGGCGGGCTCCACCATGTAGTGGGGCAGTTCATTGCGCCAAGGGCCCTTGTAACCGCCAGGGATGTCCAGGAACACATACTGCTCGGCAGCCTCGGGTACCGTCATGCGCTGGGGCGGCCTGACAAGCTCGGCCACGTCGCGGATAATGTCGGCGGCGCGGGCGAGATTAGTCATCGTCGGCCTCGTCAACATCGGCGCCCATATTCACCAGGTCCAGATAGAGGGCCTCGCGCATGCGGTCGATCTCGCGGTGGATGATCACCGCCTGCTCTGGTGTCAGGCCAGCATCACGCTCGACCACATCGGTTAGGGTCTCCATCCCCAGCATTACCGGCTGCAGCGCTTCGGCCACCGTAGTGCGCATGTCATCGGCCGCTATCAGGAGGCCGGTCTCTTTCTCGAACTGCAGGCGTTTGAGCTCGGAGTCGTACCAGTCCTTACGCTCGCGCGGTGTCTGCGGGACATCCTCATCGATAGCCCCTCCTGCTCCACCGGTGAACCGCCACTCTGCGAGCGCCCATAGATCCAGCACCCAAGGGATCCCCCTACTCCCCTTCTGCAGTACCGGGGCGCCCTTGGCAATCCATGCATTAATCGTTGGCAGTGATACAGCGCAGAACTCAGCGGCCTCGGCCTTGTTGGCCCGGCGGCTCGCCGGGATTTGCGGTGCCGCCTTGATGCTCATGGTCGTGGTTTTTTTCGCGTTTTCATCCTGCTTACCTGACGATTCGTTCAGGCAGGTCCGGTGCCGCCTAGCCACCCCTTACTAAACAACAACTTATAAGCACCAAAAATTTTCTCAAGCACCGCGCCTCTGCGCCCTCGTGGTTGAGCGGGTAGAGCCAGGGTCCCCGCCATCACCACTCATCGACATGGGTTGAGAGAATGACTGCCTCCAGCTTCTCAGCGAACTCACGACGCAACCGCTCACGCTCCACGAGCCGACGGTAGACGGCGCCACTCAGGCATGACACATCAGCAGCAGACAGAGAGGGCAGCACAGGGCGTTGAGGAAGCAGTAGGGGTTCAATGACATACTGAGTCGACGTGCACCCACTACCAATCACCATCAAGGTGTTCGCGACGACCATCATCAAGGTGTTGCTGCGCATCCTTCTGCTCCTCTCGGTGTCTCATCTCGACCGCTGTTAGTGCGTCATTGGTGCGGCGGTGCTGCTCACCAGCAGCCTCAGCGCTATCTGCCCTGGCCTTCTGTTGTTTAGCCTCTGCCTTTGCCGCCTTGGCCTGCCCGCGAAATATAAAGGCGATGACTCCGGCAATGGCCGCTAGCGCTGCGAGTATCCGGCTCACCCCATCTTCTCCTTGAACTCACGTGCAACCCATGGGGCAAGGATCGCCATTACAGCTGCGCCGTATTCACCAGCGCCCATTGCTGGCACCTGCCATACACCA